AGCTATGCTGGCTCTAGCAAAAGAACAGCAAGACTTAGTCGAAAAGAATGCATTAAAGGAAGCATCGAATTCCAGTACTAGTAATAGTACTAAAGAAGTAATTACAAAAATGCCAGAACAATCAAAAGAAAATACTGACAAAGTTGATTCTAACGTTGTACAACGTGATGATCAACTAGGATCTCAAGATCCTACCAATAAGGAAATACCACAAGTAGTTCCAGTTAATGACGAGGATTTGAAACAACAAATCGCGGAATTAACTAAAATAATGGGTGATATGGCAAAACAACAAGCCCAAATCCTAGCTCAATTACAACAAATGAGAGAGGAAAATGAAGCGTTAAAGAAAGAGAATGAAGAATTGAAAAAGCCAAAACTTCAAACTCCAGAAACTACGCAACAAGCCGCAACTCCTGTAGCAAATGATTGGAACAAAGTTCAAAGAAATAAGGAGAAAAATGCGACTCAACAAAAGCCAAAACCTGCGGATAATGACAAAGCAGGACCTTCAGGCTTAGCACAATTCAATAAGCAAGATGCAACGTTGAAGAATGTTAAGAAGCCTGAAGTGCAATCGCAACCGTTAGTGAACAAGGACGGAAAGATCACTAAGTTTGCTGATGATGGTATTGAAGCTAAACTAAAAGTTGATGAAGCTACGACACCAAAGGAAGCACTTAAAGTCTTGGGAAACCAAGTTAATATGACTGAGGATGCGAAAAAGAAAGTCATAAATCAAGGAGTACGAACATTAACTCAATCGAAAGTTGAAAATAGTACTTTTTCAGAAGCGTTAGTTAAAGACTTGGCTGAATCGGAACAAACAATCAAACCGATGTTAGAGAAGCCAAAGATGCCACAAAGATCATCGTCTTTAATTACATTCAACGTTTCGCAAAAAGCAGCCGCGAAGAAAGACTCCGACTGCCCTCCAGGTATTCTACCTATAAGGTGGAAGTACCTGAAGAATCACTACAAAGGTGAAAAGCTTGAAGAAGCTACAAGATTTGAGTATTTCAAAACACTTAGATCAGAAATCTATATTCACCGTAGTAAATGGTCAGCCCATTATAAGAAGGTTAACCCATTTTTAACCAATCCTAATCACGTTTGGGAACAAATTGGTCAAAATGATACTAATAAGAAATTACACCAAGCAATTAATGTTTGGCGTAGAACTATGTTAGCCTTCGTCCCCATAGGTGTTACACCAGTCAAAAACTGGTTTGTAAACAAAAAGGAATAAACCAAATATGGATTTACTACTTCACGAAGTATTTACATTTATAACAGATCACAAGTTCCTCTTGTTAAATCTGTTGGTGTTCCTTTATGGTTCAATAAGTACCTTAAACGGGTACGGTTTTAAATTTGATATAGTGATGTATTCACTAACATCAACTTTATTACTAAAATATGTTATGGCCCCTACAATTAATGCCATAATACAAACTCTATCAGATAGGGTTAAAGAAGGCACAGAACAAATCAGTAATGTAGGAAAGAAAATTATACTCGGTGTAAAATCTGGACTACATGAAGTTGCCACAACAAACGCATTTGGACTTAATTTGAGAACTGTCGCAAATAACTTTAGCAATCATTTTGCTGGTATAACTGCATGTGTAACATCAGCGGTTAGAAATCCAACAACAGAAGTTATTATGTCAGAAATCGTTAAGATCGGTTCGTTTTTAGGGATGGAAATCCCTATTGTGAATGTACTCACATCTAGAGCAGCAGCGTTTGCAGAAAATGCTATAAATTATGAAACTCTAGAAGATTGCATTCCAGCCATTGCAACAATGGCTACTATAGCTGGAAAAGAAATATCCGATATTTCGATTGATACTTTTATCAATTCTCAGGCGAGAAATATTAAAAATATCAAAGTAATACAAGATCAAATGAGGATTGTGATGGAAACAGCAGGTATATTAGAACAAAAGAATCACGAAAAGATAGTAGAGATTCTAAACCTGTTAGTAACCCTCAAGGAAGAATATCAGTATTTTGTCCAGACTATGGCCGTAGCAGGCCACGATCTAAATAAGCCTTTAGGAAAACAAAGGTTATTAGATTTCGAACGCAACGTTAAAGAGCTGAATACTTTGATAAAAACAGTGTCTAACACTAGTTTTAAGAATAATTCAGTTTTTGTAGAAGCAAATACTCTACATAACTTAGCGTTGAAGATTTTAGCTCAAGCTAAAATCGTGCAAAGTCAAAAGATGAGAATTACACCAGTAGGAGTGTGTATCCAAGGACCGAGTGGTATAGGAAAGTCAACTTTGGTGACAAAGTTGTTGAATGCAGTGAAGAAAAAGCTAGCAGATGATCACATTGAAGAACTTGGAGACACGACTACATGGCAGACATGGTTTGCACAATTTAGGGATGATTATGACACTGGTTATATCGGCCAGGAGATTACCTACATGGATGATGCCTTTCAAAAGAAAGACAACACAGATCACCCCATGTGGATCAATTTTATAAGTAATCAACCCATCGGAATGGTTATGGCTAGAGAAGAAGAAAAAGGAAAGCCATATAACTCATATTTATGCGTGACAACGTGTAATGTATTACCAACACAGAGTGTAACCATCTCCGATATAAATGCTCTACATAATAGGTTCCCTATTACAATTAGAGCGTCAATCAAGCAAGGCTGTAGAAAACCTACAAGTGCGCAAGGATACGACGATGAATTCAAACATTTGGATTTCAGAGTCGGCACTATGCAAAACGCCATTGCGAAAACAGGATTGACTGAATGCACTTTCGATGATATAGTTAACAAAATAGCTATGTCGGTTTACAACAATTACGATAAGTGCAATAAAATCATGAGTGCAGCGATGACTCAATATCAAATGGATGATGTTGAGGAGCCCTTAGAGGAAGGTTTAGTACTTTTTGATCCTTCAGTTCTCTATAACAATGGAGGATGTGAGTTTGATAATACCATACTCGAAGAAGAAGAAGAAGTAGAAGAACCAGAACCAGAGGGCTCTCCTACAGAAAATGCGGTTGAAAAGGTTTCATTGGAAACCCCAGTAGTCGTATATAACGAAGGAGCGAGCACGAGTGGTACTCAAGTGAATCAAGAACTACCTGAAAATATTCCGCAAGGAAAATGGAAAAGGTATCCCCATGTAAAGGATCCAACGACAGATGAATTGCGTAAGTTAAGAATTTCCAAAGCTGTTGGAGAAGCAATATTAAAAGCTTTTGCGACTCCACATATTGAGGAAGTTCGACAACTAGGCGACTGGATCTGGATGCTTAAGAGGAAGTCTGATGGTAAATTTCTAAAAGAAGTTTATTCTGAATACAAGGATGACAAAGTAGCTGATTTTATAAGAGCTTTAGGGATCTGGGAATTCCCAGAAAGCAAAGAGTTCAAAAATCGATTAGCGAAAGTCCCACCTCTAAGAGTGATGGATTGTTTCGATTCATCGTATATTTGGTCACCAAGTATACTGGAAGGTAGATA